ACAATGTCCCGAATTGCCGGTAGCTGATACCATGCAGGCAAAGCCTTTATATCTACTGGTTCACCGGGGTCGGTGGCATCGTGAGTCGTCCAACGTATCCAGATGTCATCAGTCTCGGTGTGGGCAGAGCCTTCGTGCTCGCGGCGAGCCTGATTGACATTCCATATCTCTGGCTGCCGCTGCAACTGCATTAGCAGCGGCAGGGGGTCGATGGGGCCGATGAATAGGAAGTTACGCATCACGCATCCAGTTTCACTTTGTAGATTTTGCCATCGAACTCGGCACCGAGATGTCTATACAAACTTTCTAGCCGTCCAGTGCCTGCCCCAGTACGCATCAATACCTCGTTGAAGCCCTTGGCCTTTAGACGTCGAAGTGCCTCGCGTTGCAGTCTTAATCCAGCTCCAGGCCACTCCTTCGCTGCGAAGAACAGCGTATGTGTAGCAGATCGGGCAGTAGCGGAGTCCAGAGTCTCACCAAGCATAGTACATAAATAGCCAAACATTTTACCGTTTGATCTCGCAGTCAATATCTGAAGCAGTCCGACGGCATCCATGCGCTGGAGCAATGGGATATTGTTCCTCGTCCATTCGTCCGGGGGCTCTCCTATAAGCATACAGTGATCCGACGCCAATTCCTGGCCGTCTCTAAATGACGAGTCGAATGGCTCTTCTTGGATCTCGAGACCGTCACCAATGGGCTTTGACTTGGTGGTGACTATATCCACCATCATCTGGTGGCGAGCCATCATGCCCAGCCGATTCAACTGCTCGCGATGAGTCCATATATAGCGAGTAATGCCATCGAGGCTGGCTTGCACGTTGACTGCGTTCCACGCCTGCCACCACTCATAGTTAAACGGCAATCCAAGACAGTGCTCGAAGGCTATTTTCGCTATCTCGGGGTCGCTTAACTCGTCGAAGTTTATGGATATGGCATTGTGCAATCGCTGCTCGGCTTGGTCTAGCTTCGCATCCATGAGTCGCATGTTGTCCAGTAGTCTCGGTCTGTCTATGCCTCCAATGTTCTGTTTCAGCACGCTTTCCATGACCTCGGCTACGGGGCGCCTTACTATTAACACTCGACCTTCGGGCATATACCGAGGAATAAGCCGCCAGAACAGAGCCCCAACAGTCTCTGCGCTCCCAATGAACGGTTGACTTAGCCATGCCTTGATGTCGTCTAGTGTGCGGCAATATCGGATCTGGTCGTGCCCACAGATCCACGGTCCATACGACAGGAACTTAGACAGCCAAGCTGTGCGGCTACGTGGCAGCGCGATGACTAAGAATGGAGGGGTCATATGCCGTGCTGGGCCAGCCGAGTATTTATGTCGGCGATCTGTGCATTGATAGCGTTGATCTGGTTCTGTAGGTTGGCCTCGGCAGCTACGGCACGATTGGTCTCGGCAGCCACGTCTTGTTGCACTGTTGCTATTGTGGCTAGAGCTTGGCCGCTGCTGACGAGTGCTTGGCTTATTTGCTGGTTCGCGTGCAGTATCTCGTTAGTGTTCTGGTTGACGCCCTGATTGACAGTCCCCAGATTCACAGCCGCCGATGTCGTTCCAGCACTGGTTTTCAGCCACAAGAACTGAAAATATCTCAGCCACTGCTTGGTGAACGACCCGTCAGGCTCTGTTACTCTGGACTGCGACTGTGGAAACCCATAGCCATATAACTCATATGGCGTGGGGGTGGGCATCTGACGAGGACGAGGTGCAACCGACTGGCTCATCTACGACTCCAACACCGTGGCGTCTATCCAGGCACCATTCAACGCAGCCGGACCGAAGCTATACTCGACTTCGAATATACGGTCGCGCGCGATACCCAGGCCCATCCATGTGGGGCGAGTCAGATACTCGCCCAAGTTGCCACCGCGCTGTAGCACGTCCGAGCTATATGTCCGCCCTCGATCGTCCGAGTATCGCAGGATGACCAGATTGTCGTCTCCGTTATGTGGTGCGAGCCCACTTTCTATATCCAGCATGAATTCTTTGAACTGGACTCGGCGGCCGTCTGCTACGATCATAGGCCGACGTCCGAGAATGCCTTGCTCAATTTCGCCATAACTGATGTGGGGGAAGGTTCTGAGATACTGCATAGGACAAACCACGCCATCAACAGTATCAGTATATGTATCGAAGTCCATATAATAGATCGTGCCGTTCTGCCAGTCTCCGACGACATTCCTGCCGTTGATGAGCGCATGGCAGTTCGCTCGGTGACGGTGTAAGACTCCGGTAGCCGGATCGGTCCAACCTTCTTGGTGCCACGCCGAGGCTGCACCACCCTGACTCTGTGCCACAACTTCATCATATACCCAGGTCTCGTCGCCACTAGGGAAATGGAGGACATAGAACATATGCCCTCCCTGCTGGTAAGTGTAGCCTATGGCATCAGCTATGGTCCCGGCCATATACATTCGTCGAATGGACTCTTCTACCGCGTGACTGGATATCCTAATACTGCTGTACCCTGACAGTTTCCAAACCACCCCCTGGCCTTGCAGATCTTGGCCGAGCATATAGACATTCTGATCCATACTAGCTACGCTATATGGTGCGACCGTGCCATGCTCATGATAGACGCCCTGCAAAATAGCAAATGGGAACTGCGCGAGTCCCAGATTCTGCCACAACTCTGTCTTGAGTGTCCCGATCATGTAGATTTCATGCATATTTACTATGAGCGCCTGCATGTTATCGGGATAGGCTGTTTTGAAGGCGAAGTAGGTTGGGTCGAACGAGACTGCATTAGATAGCGTTGATACGAACTCATTGCTGTTTGGGGTATTGAAGAGTAAGAAGGTATCCATGTAGTCTGCTCGGATGCCGCCTTGGAAGATCCCAGTCGGATCATTGATGGGCGCGAATGCATTGGTGAGCAGGTCAATCGTGTAGCCATTGGACGAGCCATCGACGATAACGATCGTCGCTCCATTGTCGATCATCGAGACATTATTGATGCGCCCAGGGGTGATGCGCCCCAGCATGTTGAGCGACCAGTCGCTGCCGATGCGAAAGACCTGATCGTCAATGACTGTATAGCCCACGCCATTAGACGCCCTATATAGGCCCCGCACTGGTGCCACAGGGCCATTTGCTACCGGCACCAATCCAGCTCGTTGATAGTGCGTAAATTCGCAGGGCGGATTAGCGAAGTTCTGCTCGGGATATAGGTTGATGCACTTCTGGCAGTTCGCGATGATGCTCCGAGCCGAGTAGCTACCACTCATTAACTGCAGACGCGCCACGTCTAGTACATCCTGTCGCTGAAGATGTTGTATAGCTGCGGACGTACGAGGTCGCCAGGCACCTGTAGCCGAGAGATCTGGAAGTTGGCCTTGCGAATGGTGTTGAGTGCATTCTTGGCTCTGCCGGGTAACGGATCTCCGGGATTGTTTATCATGCCATATTTAGGCCGGAGGTCCACGGCTAAGTTGAGGCGGATGGCGTTGTAGTACTCGTAGGGCAGATAGAGTCGCTCAGAGCCTGTGGCGAACATAGGGGGTAGCTGTTCACGTACTGTGACATATAGTGCATATATATTTGCCTGAGGTATTGGCCAGGGATACACGAGGCCGACATCCCAGCTAGTATCATAAAAGAAGTAGCCTGGGAAGGACGATAGGCCCTTGAGTGCGATTCGATTGTAATCCTCCATCGAATAGATCTGTGTAAGGGGGTAGTCTATTACGTTGGGCTGCGACATGATGAGTTGGCGTAGGAAGGCAGACTCGATGCGATTGGGCCTAGTGGACTTAGGATATGGCGAGCCGAACCTGCTGTTGTATTCCTCGCTCCACTCGCGGCCAGGGACATTCGGATCGGTGACTGGTACATCCGTATTCATATCCCCGCCAGGGCCAATAGTGTAGTATTGTTTGCCTTGATATTGTCCTGCTGGGTCTGGTTGAGCCACTACATGGTAGGTCACGAGGTGGTAGATGAACCACCGCTTGCGTTCCCACTCCTGTATCATCCACTGCATGCGAGCTTGCGCGTCGAAGATGTCTTCGGCGAGTGGAGTTTGGCCAACGCCCCACGCACCACAGTCACGGAGTGCCGCTTGGCAGATGTCCTTGGCGCTAGTCGCTGCTGGATTTAGCTGACTCACGCTTTATCCTACGCATCAGTTCTTTATGAATACCATTCAGCACATCAAGGAGGCTGCCAGGAGTCTGATAACGGTATGTGCAAGCCTCTCTCACCATGCCATAGGCCCAATAGACATCATTGAGCATATCTAGAGTTTCTTGCCGCAGAGGGCGAAAGGTATCGCTCTGTATATCATACTCCTTGAAATGAAACTCCAATTGTGGCCCCATGTTATGCTGCTGGTTTGGAGAATGGATGACTGAGGTCTGGCTTCTCTGGCGGGACGTCTCGCTCGAGTGCAGCCTTGGCTTTCTGTAGCTGATCAATCTGGCGACGCAGGTCCTCGATCGTGCCTTCGGCACCCGTAGCAGGGGCCTCTTTACCAGCGGCTCGCATGGCATCGGCGGGACGTGAGTGCCAGCCCTGCTTACGCAGCAACTCTTCTTCCTGCTCGTTGTTGACCGATCGGTGGATGAGTTCCTTTTGCTCGCCGACCTGCTTAGGCCCGTAGGGAGTATCAATAGTCGTAGCTTGGACTATGACCCGCTCCTCACCCTTGGGGTGATAGAACATCTTTGGATATTGCACTGGCCCGTTGTATAGCATAGTGCCTGTAGCATCCTGGGCACCAGCATTAGCAGGATTCAGCTGGAATATCCCCTTGGCTTCCATGACATCATAGACTGTAAATCGCTTGACTGGAGGCATCAGTTCTGCTCCGCTCTAATTGTCACAGGTTTGGGCGCTACCGGCTTGCCAGTGCCATAGGGGCCTTTCTTTCTATTTGTTATGGTGATCTTGGTGGTGGCTGGATGCTCGGGCACGATGGGCTGCAATCGCAGTCGGCTGGTGCCCTCACGGCCTTTGGGACTCTTACTCATGACATGGGTGGCTTGGTTACAGCCTTGACGCCCCACATCGCAGCATCTTCGATATGGGTCTTAGCCAGCGCCACTAGTCGCGCCTGCTCATTCGTAGCTGGACCGTGCTGATGGGTCAGCCAGTCATTCATGTAGTCGATCCAGTCTGCGGCAGTCCGCTTGATCTTGTCAACTTCCGAATTGCTGCTAGGATTGAATGTGATGCCGACTTTATACTCGCCCTCAGTCATGACTATTTCCTTTTGCTCTTGCTATTGCCCTTGGCAGATTTACTCCGCTTGGGCAGCTTGCCTGGCGAGTCTGCGTCGGCGAACTCTCTCGCTACCGACGTCGAAGGCAAACCCTTCCGGGGTTTGATAGAGCCACTCGCGATTCCGTGCATAAGTTTCCGCTGTTGTTGGCTGACCGGGGGCATCATGCGACTCCATCTGACCAGCTACACCCATATGCAGTCGATTTTCTAGCAGCATGTCTCGTTGGCATTTGATTTGACGACTGCGCTTCCTAGCTACTCCCATGACGCCCCCGGCCCTTGGCAGCTAGAGATGCCATCTTCTTGCCGCCGTATTTCTTACGACCTACGGCGGCAGCAACTGCCGCTGGATCAGAGGCACCGCTCTTGCGAGCGCTGGCTTCGACGGCCTTAAACCTTGCTCCGCTTCCTAGCTTTGGCTTTGCCATTGGGGAGGCTCCCATGCTTATTGATGTGGTTAAGTGCCTTGTCTCCGAGCTTTCTGGCCGACGACTTCTTAATGACAAACTCACCCTTCTGGGCAGCTATGATGCCATCTTCCTTGCCTATGGGCGGCCCATGAGTCCGACGAATCTTAGCCATTACTTACGCTTTTTGGATTTGGCTTTGCTGCGGACTTTGCCACCTTTGTTCATCCCCTGCATGGGTTTGCCCTGGCCGCGCAACTCTGATGGAAGTTGCTGATAGTTTGGTAAATCTCGTCCAGGCTGCTGCCCTCGAAGCTGAGAAGCCGGAGGAGTGTATGGATGGTCTTGCACTCGTGGCGATGCAGGAGGTCTATAACTAGTGTCAGGCAGAACTTGGACGCCGGATTGGTAGCCTTTAACTCGGCTGTGATGCTT